AGGTCGTGTCGAGCCCAGCGGTGGACGGAATGCCCGTAACCGTCCTTGCCGCCGTTGTGTAGGTGCCCGTAGTGGTCGTGAATTCCGTGAAGAAGGAATGCGCGGCGGTAAGCCTTCGCCAGTCAGCCTTTCGGAGCAGTTCGTATCCCGATGCGTTCATCAACGCGAGAAGCTGAACTACGTCCTGATTAGCGTTACCGGCAACCGACGCAGGCGTCGAAATGCCTAGTTCATTTGTGACCTGAGTCACCAACTGGAGCATTGTCGATGGCATTTACCGTATCTTCCTTCCTGGGGCGCCCAGGGCCTCGCCGCTCACCCAAGATGGCCTGCATCTGCTTCTTGAGTTCGTCGATTTCGGCCTGTTGGGCGCTGATCTTGCTTTCTGCTTCCGCGTTGTTCTTGCCGGTGAGATAGGCGCGGGCACGTTCCCGAAGTCCCGCAGCCCCCATTCCGATCCGCTGAAGCTGCGCGTCCGTCGAAGTAGCAACCTGTTCGACCGTCTGGAACTTCAGGATTTGCAACTCAGCCTGTTGCACTTCGCTAAGGTCATCCGGTCGCTCTTGACGCCACCGCGACAGCGGGACGCCAATCAGCATTGCAACTTCGTCGGAACCCCTCATCTGGAAAGCGAGCCATTGGCGCGGGAACCGCATCTTGTGATCGTCGTTGGCAAACGTCTCAATGACGTTCGTTTTGTCTCCAGGGGTCATAATCCTGACGAAAGGCCGTCCCCTGTAGGGGTCGTTTTCGTATTCATAAAACTCAACGAAAAGATGGGTGTCCGAGTTGTGAACATCGCTATCCAGCATGAATTACGCTCCGAGATGTGAAAGCCAGACGGTCGGGGAGAAGCCGAAGAAGATGCGCTCCTTGCCCGTTGCAATAGCAACAGACGCGCTGCCGTCGATGGTCGTGCCCGCGATGGGATAGACCGTCAGCGAGTTTGCGCCGCTGTTGAACACGACAACCATAGCGCCCATTTCGGCGGGCGGAAGCTTGACGCCGGTAGATGCGGCGGTGGTCGTTACGTTGTTGAGGACCGCGCTCAGTTGCAAAGCATCGGCGGTGGTAGAGCCGGTAGCGGTCAGGCTGTTGGCCGCATCGCCGCAAATGACTTCGGTAGAAAGCGGAGCATTACCAGCCGCCAGAACACGCGAGGGAATCGCCATTGTTAAGCCCTTTCTTTGGCTTGGACGTAGAAGGTAGCATACGGAAAGGGGGTGTCCCCGTCATGGTTCCTATATAGCACATCGTATCCTGCAAATTGTTCTTCCCACCATTCGACGGGGAAAACGGATAGATGCAGGGGATGCCCTATCAAGGAGCCCATATTGTCATGAAACAAGGCAATCTTAAAGAAGCACTTGTCAACACAATCCATAATGTTTCGGATCGTGTCCGCAACCTTTTCAGGCTCAATATGCTCCATAACATCTGTGCAATAGCCAATGTCGGCACTTACCTTCATTGACATGGGCTCAGTCAGGTCTGCGTAGACAAACGGAAACTGTCCCCGCAAATCAAGGCAGTTATCTGCGAAGTCCACGAATATGACATCGCAGTTGGTAAGCTTGTTGATCGCCAAGCCACCGCGCCCGGTGCCACAGCCGAAGTCCGCAATGATGTCGAGGAAGTGCGGCTTGACGACTTCGGCAAATTCAGCGGCAAAATTCTCGCCTGGGGACATGATCCGGTAGGAGTCAAATTCCCACATCTTGCGGTATTTTTCTTCCTCAGTCATGGGCTGCGCGGCCAGACGCATCTGGTTCATCACCTCCATGATCAGCCCATCCGAATCCACCGTAATGATGCAGCCAAGGTCGATCAGGTTGTTGCAGACATCTGGGAACAGTTCGGCTTGCCGCGCCATAGTCAGGCTGGACGTAAACACCTTGCCGCCAAGCGTGACCTTGCACAGCGGTTCCGTCGCATTGATCGGCTGTTCGTAGGCGTGTCCAAGGCTTGCGCGGTGCGACGAGTCATAGCCGAACAGGTGCAGCTTCCTGAAGCCCATCGTGTAGGCGAGGCACATGGACGACAGCCCTACGGTCGTGCCGCCGCCGATAAGGGCATAATCATCGTCGTGGGCGGGCAAATGCTCCTCAATGCCCTCAATGGCCGGATGCCATATAAACGCGCTCCCAAGCACGTTAAAAATGGCCGGATCGCACTGTGAAGCGATGAGATACTTATGCGCGTTGCCGATCAGCACGACATTGCCGGGCCGCGCATCAAGAATGACCTGATAGTCAGGGATGATGCCGTTCTTGCTCAGGAACGCAGCCGCGCCGTTCAGGGCAAAAATCGTCTGCCCTAAATCCTTGCGCTTCCTGATTGTGGGTAGATGTTCCTGGAGCGATGGACCGCCGCCAACAATGACCGCGTGTCCGTCATGCGCTTCGAGCATCTTGATCCAGGACCGATGCTTGCGCGAGTTCTCGCTAATGTTAGCGAAAAGAATGTCGTCGTTCGTATTGCAGAGAATTTCAATGTCCATATGAAATGGGGGAGAGTTGCCCCTCCCCCACCCGTCTTAGGTGATCCGGCCTTGCATATGAGGCCGATTAATCACGATGGCAACGGTAGTCGTAGCAGAGGCCACGGTAGCAGCATTGGCCGAACGTGCGCCAAGGATTTCCTTGCCAGACGAAGAAGCCGCAACCTTGCCCGCCGAAGTGACGCCAATGGCGACAGTCGGGTTAAGGCGAACGCCTGAAGTCCGAGCCGCAACGGCGGTGCCAGCAATCTGATACCAAGAGAACTTGGTGGCAGAAGTGTTAGCAGCCATCGAGATAGCCACGGGACGCGCTTGGTTGGCCGTGACCGGAGCCAGGGCGGTTTCGTAGGTCGTGCCGTTGTAGGTAACGACAGAGCCTACGGCGGTGCTGGCAACGCCCTTGAGAAGGATGAATTCACCCTCCCCGTAGACGGGATCAAACCCACGAACAATCTGACCCAGCACGTAAGGCGGGGTCGGAATGACGGTGGTGGAGCCGTTGGAGACGCTGGCGGGCGAAAGCACGCCATCGTCAATCTGATCGACTTGCTGAAGGCCCAGCTTGGGTTCGTCAAAAGTGTAAGCCATGATCGTTCCCTTTTCTTAGGCGATGAGGACGCCTTGGAACTGAGAGCCCGAGCAGGTCATGTTGCCTGCCCAGCCGATCAGTTTCACAATGGCGTCTTGGTTGACGGACTGACGCTCACCGCCGATGGGAACAAAGTTCCGGTCAGCGTGCGGGCGGAAGTGCAGATACTTGGTGTTCAGGAACCACATGTGGTTCGCCGTAGCCGAAGCACCGATACCACCGTCAAGCACAACGTCGGAGGCCATGCCCGCGCCGTAATACTTGAGGGAGGCGAAGCCAGCGCCAGCCATGCCCGAACCGGAGTCCGAAATGCGCTGGATAGCCTGGAGCGACTGGAGATAGAGGCGGTAGTAGTTGTTATCCGCCACGATCAGGTCGGGCTTGTCGGTGCCACGGATCAGTTGAACGGCCAGAGCATCCATGTAGGCTTGGATGTTGGAAGCCGAGACAGCCGCGCCGCCGTTGGTCACGCCAGAGAACGACTTGGGCTGCCAGAAGGACCAGGTGGCGCGGTTAATGCCGCCGTAGGTGCCCGAGGTCGGAACGTCAGGAACAGCCGCGCCAAGGCCGGTGATGTTCTTGCCGCTGTTGCCGGTTCCATCAAGATAGATGTCGCCGCTCATGCGGTTCTGAAGTTGGGCTTCAGCGACCGACATACGGCCATCAAGCAGATCAATGATGGCTTCCTTGCCGCTGTTCTGGATCATTTCGAGGCCCGAAATGGTCACAGCCGAAGCGTATTGGGTGATGCCGAATTGAGCCGCCGAAATGGGCGAGTTCTGGGACACGTTCAGCGTTTCGTAGCCGGAATAGCTGTTCGTGTTGTTGGACGAAGCGTCGTTATACATGATCTCTTGCAAGATCACGTTACCGCCGGAGAACGTCTTGACGTTCCCGCGTTCCTTCAGACGACGCAGAAGGGCATTGTTGTTGGTGACGTTATCAGCAAGTTCACCACTGCGGCTTTGGATGTTCGTCGCAATGATGTCGCTGACAGCAGAGTTAGCATAAGCCATTGGCTTGCCTCCTAATCAGGGTTTCATCAAAGACGGTCTGCCGCGTCACTGAATTGAGCGAGCAACATGGACCGCCTGTCTTGCGCGTTGGTAGCCGTCTGAACCCTGGGTGTAGAAGTCCGAACACTTACCGCTGCTGCCTTGGCAGACTTTGCCGCCAGATCGGCGGCTTTCCTCTTGGCGGCTTCAGCGGCGGCTTGTTGGCCTTGCTGCACTCTTTCAAAGAGGTCGTTGTCAAGACGGACAGCCTTATCATAGGCGTCCTGTAGTGTGCTTGCGACGCCGCTCTGTAGGAGCGTAATCATCGTAGGCTTTGCATCTTCAAAAAATTCCGCTTTTGACGAAAATTCCTGAATCTCAGCCTGAAGCGTCTCATTCTTGGCCGCTTCCTGCTGTTGCTTCCATCCCACAACTTCGTTTCGGAGTCCATACAACTCTTGTTGAAGCTGTGAAATATATGGATCGACCGGCATTTCTTGTTGGAAATCGCCCGTGTCACCAAGATTGACGCCGTATTGTTGCGCCAATTGGTTGAGGTATGCCCGCTTCTGTTGCGGGCTTCCATACCTGAGATTGTGGTCTGCATCCATCAGAGCGCCAACGGCGGTGGGAAGGTCCACGCCTAAGCCCTGGATGGTCTGCATGTAAGGTTCAGCGACCTTTTGCATCTGTTCGGCCAATTGAGCCTTGGTCTTCAGGGGCTCAATCCCAGCACGCATTTCGTCTTCGCGCTGCCAGATGTATTCCTGCACCTTGGGATCAACGGTATCCCAGGGCTCGGAATAGTCCTTCTTCCAACTGGAAGGCGGTTTGGCCCAAATCTTAGGTTCTTCGGGCTCTGCTTCTTCCTGCGTTTCTACAGGAACGGATTCTTCTGGCGGGGTTTCCGCTTCCTCAAACTGCTGCAACAGCAAGTCGCGGCGGTCAACGGCTTCTTCGGTGGGTTGCTCTTGGGTGTCCATTCGCAAACTCAAATGCCCTTCTTTAGCTGCTTGATAATCTTGTTTGCCTGACGATCAGACATATCACTAAGCTGCCTTGTGATTGTTTCGCGCCGATTTGTGTTCGGCGCAACTATTTTCGTCTCCATCTTCTCGTTTCCGATTTCGATGCAGTTGTTGCGCCTCAGAAATTCGCGATGCTCTGCGCGGCCACTAATCATCTTGCCGTCAATCATGTTCTGATAGGGCTCAATGTCGCGAATGACCATTGGACGCGCAAGTTCGGACTGATTAGGCGGTTCGTAGTCCTTGCGGAGATAGACCAGTTCGCCGTGTTCATATTCGGCAAGCAGTCCTTTTTTGTCCCAAACGGCTTTGTATTTCATAACAGCAACAGAATTTCCTCGTCGTCCATGTCGATATAAGCGTTCCAGAGCCTCTGGACAGCATCAATGTTGCGGATCAGTTTGTCGTAGTCGATGCGCGGGCTTGTGACAGATGGCGCTGCTTTGGCAACCGTGAATTCCTCCACGATCTCCTCAACGATTGGGTTTTTGCCTTCAACCAGGGCCTCAAACGCGGCAATAACGTCGTCACGGCGCTTCTTGCGCTCATTGCGATCAGCGGCAAAGCGCCGACGCAGCCTATCGCCATCGTGGGTATCAAAATCGACAATCGGAACGCCTGAAAACAACAGGCTCGCGTCATTTCCGTTGTAGCTATACACACCGCCTTCAGCCGTCAGCACAAACGCGCCAGCAGCCGTATAGGTCAAGTTTGCATTGTTGCCGCTGTATGAGTAAGTGCCGCCGTCAGCCGCTAGAACCCGCTTAAACAGCAAATTGGCGTTGTTGCCGCTGTAGCTATAAGTCCCGCCGTCCGCTACGAGCGTGAAGGCTCCAGCGGTCGTATAAGTCAGCGTGGCGTTGTTGCCGCTGTAGGCATACACCCCGCCGTCAGCGGGCAAGACATAGTTGCCGCTGCTACCACTTTGAAGCAGCGTTAGGAGCGTCATGGATTAAATCCGATTGGGGCGGTCGTATTGGCCGGGGCGCTTGCCCTCGTCCTTCTCAAGGGCCTTTTCGCAATGATGCGGGTCGATCCAATCCAAGATACGGCACAGCACACAGGCGAATTTGCGGCCCCGCCTGTGGTCCTTGGCAATCCGGCTGCTGATCGTTTCATCTTCATCGCCGCCAAAGATGACGTTCAAAAGCTGATCCGAGGCCACAAAGAGACGCCTGAAATACGTCAAAATTGGCTTGCCGGGGACATAGGTTTGTGGCGTCTCAAACTCTTTCATGGCGCTTGGTTCCGAAGGATTTGCGCGGCGCGGCCAGGAGCAAGAAGGCCCGCCGCCTCAAGTGCGGGCAGGCCAGCCAGAATGTCCGGGTCATTTAGCCGAACAACGGTCGCTTGATCGAGTTTGTATTGATAGACGGCAACGGCTGGAACGGTCTTAGCGGCCTCAAGAAGCCCCGCAAGTTCGTCGTGGGTAAATAGATTGATAAAGTCCGTCTTGTTTAGTTCCAGAGGATCGGATGCCGGATTTGAGATACGTGCCAGCACAATTATAGAGCAAGCTTCGGCTTCCGCCTGCGTCATAGGCTCATGTCCCGGCTTATCCGGATGGTATTCTTGCCGAACAATGGGCCAGCCATTTTCAAGGATGGCATAAGCCCACCGGGTATCGACCTGATAGACTTCGGGCGTAAACATTAGATCAGAACCATCCGCTGAAGTTGCGCCGAGGTGTTGGACAGGTAGGTGATGAAGTTGAGCGACTTGCCGTTGGTCGGGTCGTAATACTTATCGAACAGCAGGCGAGCGCCGGAAATGGCCGTGGATTGAGTGATGTTGTTGGTCGTAAGCGGGATCATCTCGTTCTTCGCCACGTTGAACATGAAGAACCGGCCTGTGGCGTCCTTCTGCCCGTAGATTGTGCCGTTCCAGTCAGCCCAGGTTGAGCCGGTCGTGAAGGTCTCCGAACCCACATAGGTGATGCCCGAATACCAAGTGTTCGCCGCGATGTCGTAAACGTCGAGGGTGCTGGCTCCCGCAGCCCGGAACGAGTAGATAAAGCGCCCGTTCTGCCTCAGAACGCCACCGGGGCCACCCGTAGAGCCCGCACCGTTCCACGCAATGTCAGGGACGTTGGCGATCCAGCTACCGGACGTTCCCGCGCCCGCAGCGCCACCGCGAGCCGCGACAGGCGAGATGGTGGCCCAGGTGTTGCCGCTGATGCTGTATTTGAACAGCGTAACCGCCGCGCCACCGAGGAACCAGAAGGCGTTGTCGTCAGGCTCGATCACATACCGCGTCGTGGCGTCGAAGGCCGTTGTGACAGCACCGAAGGTCAACGCAGAGGTCGTGTTCGCCGTGATGACGGAGGTCTGGCCCGCGCCGGTTCCGGCCACGGCACGGACCTGTTGCCCGATCCACTGAGAGGCCGTCCAGGGTGTGCCCGAACCCGCCGTGATGGTCGTTGTGGAGCCCGCAGAAGCCAAGTCCGACCAGAGCCCGCTGATCTCGTATTCGCTGGTCGCATCAGGTGCCGTGCCCCACGCCGCGTCAACGGTCAGGATGGTGGCGGTGTTGGAGACGACATAGCGATACTGGCCCGCGCCGGTTCCGCTGATGATGGTCACCATGCGCCGGGCGAAGCAGTTCACTTCCCAAGAGCGTGTGGAGTCGGTCAGGGTCGAAGCCGCGCCCGCCGAAGCCGTCCCGAGTTCGACCACGGTTTCCTTTGCCGGGGTGCCGATCAAGCAACCCTCGTTGGCCGTGATGGCGGGGCCGGAAGCGACCGAGCGCGAGGTCCAGGCGTTCGTGGCATAGTCGTAGTAGTTGAAGCCGCTGGTCGCGCCGGGGACGTAGAGCCAGAACCGGCCCGTCAACAGTTGGATGACGCTGGTGTTGTCAAAGGCGGTGCCGTAGGTGTCCACCGTGGTAAACACGGCATTGGCCCCGAAGCCGTTGGCGCGGATGAAGCCTTCGAGGCCCCGGTTGGTCCCCGCCGTCACGCGGAAGCGGTAGCCGCCCACGTTGCGAGCCATCGTCAGGGTCGAGGTGAAGCTGTTGGTCGTGCCCGCCGAGGCGGTGAAGGACGGGCCAACCGGATGCACAAAGCCCGCAGCGCCCGCGCCGTAAGTGCCCGCCGAGCCCGAGTTCGGCAGTTGCCCGAAAGCTTCTTCCTGCTTGTTATACCAGTAGAGCGACGACACGCCCGTCACGTAATAGGCTTGACGGCCAACGTCAGTGGGAAGGCCGGGCACAAGCCCCTGCGTCTGCCCGAGGTTCAGGTGGTCGCCCACGAAGATCGTGCCCGCAGCGGACGTAACGGGCGCCGGAGTAAAGACGGGCTCCCAAATCTTGCGGTGGACCTTCTTGCGGAGATTGAGTGTCAGCGACATTTTCAGACCTGAATGTTAGCGTAGATGTGCTGCGGCAGGGACGCCGGGTGATATTGCTGCGACTGCGCCACGACCAAATGATTGCTGGTCGAAAAGGTCGGGGAGGAACCGCCAGCAGTCGTTTGCGGCGAGTTACCGGCGATCTGGTTGACGTTAACTGGCGCATTGTTCTGGATCGTGACTTGGAAATCCGCCTGTGTAGAGTTCCGAACCGTGAGCGACGGCGCGCCTGCCGCCGAACCCATCTGCCACACCGAACGCAGGATCATTGCGATGGTGTTCAGCAACTCTTGCGTATAGGCGTTTTCCTCCACCACCGACCGGACCAGCATGGCGAGTTCGTTGCCGACCGGATCGGCTGTCCCGCCTTGAGCGTCGCCCTGGTTTACACCGTCGCCGCCAAGCGCAAGCTTTAGGCGCTGAAACAGGACACCGCCGATGTCGTCAGCAGCAACCGTTGCGCCAACCCCAGGTGTATAGCCTACGTTGTCAGCCACGATTCCCCCCTTACGACAGCGTTATCGCAGCGCCCGTGAAGTCCACGGTGAAAGTCTCCGTGTTCGCCATCGTGATGCTGGAGCCATAATCCCACCACCCAACAAGCGGGTCGCCTGCAACGGTGTCGTCGTAAAGAACGACATAGCGAAACGGACCCACGCTCCCCGATGCCGTCATAACCAAGTCGGCAAGCACAAGCGTATAGGTTCCCGATGTCTGCGAAGAACTTGTAGTCGTGACGTTGCGCGACGACAGGTTGGTATAACTGATCTGCGTAATGTCTGCCAACACGCTATTCGACGAGATGGGCGCACTGTTTGTCAGGGCAATGACAAATTGGTCGGAGGCAAGATTTGCCGCCTCCACCATTGTTTCGGCCCATGCGTTGAACTTGTTATATGTGGCCATTGCTCACCTATTGGATGCTTGGGCGCACGATTTCGACGCCAACGGCGCGTCCATCGGGGCCACGAATAAGACGCTTGGGAGCGGTCAATTGCTCAACGGCATTGTCCAGCCGGTCCACAATGTCCGATTGGCGGTTCAGCATGTCGTTGTAAGTGGCCGAAACAACTTCCATGACTTGCTTAAGCGTTTCGCCAATGTCCTCCATCGCCGTCTTGTTATCTTCGAGCAACGGAAGATCAGCCCCAGGATTGGCACTAATTCTGGCTACCATGACCTTAGTGTCAGCGTCAAGCCGCGCCTTGGCGTTTTCAAATTCCTCTTTTTGAGCCATTTCGCGCATCTTCATTTGCGCGTCAAACTCTTGCTTTTGGCGCTGAAGGTCCATCTGCATTTGCATCTTCATCTGCTCAATCTGCGTATCGGCCTGAATGCGGGCCTGCTGCATTTGAGAGTCTAGCTGCATCTTCATCTGTGCCGCCTGTTGATCGGCCTGCATCTTCATTTGAGCGCCCTGCTGTTCCGCCTGGACCTTCATCATTTCAGGATCAGGTTGCGGGTTTTGGGCGGCTTCGACCTGCTTTTGCTCCAGCTTCTGAAGCGCCACGTCAATGACGCCTTCAATGGTCCTGGCCTGCTTGAACGAGCCAATGGCAAACTGCATGACCTTCATGAGCATTGGCGTCAGTTCGGGCACCTGTTGCCCCGCCGTCACAGCCTCACGCAAGAAGTTGCCAAACGCACCGATAAACTCAATGCGCTCCTGCTTCATTTGCTGTTCGTCAAGCTGAACAAGGCTATCCGCCGCAACCTCAATACGGAAATTCCGCAGCGGATTGGACTTTAGCAATTGCAGGGCTTGCGGGATCATCTGCTGGTCTTCGGGCGACAATTGCTGTGCCGCCGCGTATTGCAGGATGGTTTCCTCTTGGAATTGCGAACAGATGATCTGTGCCTTGAGCCGGATCAGTTCGGTCGCAAACAGCGCCACGGACTCCTGCATGGCGCGAAGCCTAAGCCCGGCATACTGGCCCTTGATCTGCTGTGCCGTGGCCGTCTCACTCGCCGCCGTCTGGCCGCGAATGATGTCCGAAATGCCCGTGATCTCGTAAATCTGGCCCTTGATCTGCGCCTGGGCCTGATAGCACTGGATCAGCGTCGCCGCGATGGCGTCAATGGGCAGAAGGTCAATTGTCCCCTTAAGGCCACCTTTCTCGCTAAAAGCGGCCCATTTGTCCGTAGGGATCAAAGTATTGTTGTCGCCCTCGGTCAAAAGCCGCTGTAGCGCGGGCTGTGAGGCGTCATAGATACCGCGAACGCGAAGCGCCTTGATCAAACCATCAATGCGGTCTGTCAGAATGTCCAGTTCGTTAGCCTGATCCTGATACAGCACGAAATCAGGGATCGGGACCAAGCTATCCGTAGTCGTCGTCGCATACAGCGGCTTGGCGCACGGGAAGAAGCCCTCAAGGTTAAGCGGATCATCCCGCTCATCCAAGATTTCAGGATGAGACTCGCTTAGCCAATAGACCTTTTGCGTCTCGCTGTCCCACAACTCGCAAATCTTGGCTTGGTCCGCACTCTTGCTGGACTGCCCATATTTCGTAAGCCCTTCAGGCGTATCGTTGGTCGGAATCTTGCGGGCAAGTTCATCCCCAAACCGCTCCCTCAACGCTGCCTTGGACATATAGACCCAGCGCCAAACCTGGGTGACTTCCTCCCAAGTCCGCGCCACGTTATGCCCGAAGTCGCGCCAATGCACATAGTCAGTCGGCGCACACTCGTATTCGATGGCCTCTTGCGGCTGGTTATCGCCCTCGTCGTCAGCGTCTTCCGTTATCTGAAATCCGTCTTCAGGCCTGCCAACTTCGATAATGTGCGGGTCATAGCGCACCCAGGCCACGCCGCGACCACCAAGAAAACGATCTTCGACCGCATTCTTCATGGCCGACCGGAAGTCGGGATAATGCTCAATCTCGTAGTCCAGGGCGCGCTCAATTAGCAGGCTCGCCACCCGGCCAACCGGATCATGGTCCGCAAAGCGCCGGGATACGTCCGCTTTTGGCAGACGCGAGAACACCGCAGGCACAAGCGTCTGCACGTTCGACCACAGCACGTTAAATCGGGCGGCTTCGGAACCCGTCGCCCCGTTTGTGCGGACATCATCGCGATAGCGGCGGATGATCTTGGTCGAGCGCGATTCCCACTTGGTGAACTCGCGGTTGTATTGCCCGATGATGTTCAGGTATTTTTGCAGCGCGGGAGTAACAGGCAGTTCAGCCACGATTAGCCCCTATCAGGCGGAAAACACGCCAATGGCAAGCACTTCAACGCCCGCGCCGGTCGTCACTTGCCACGCCCCGTTTCGGGACACGACATTCATCTCAATGTTGTAGACGCCGATGCCGCCACCAGGGCTGTTCGACAAAACCGTGTGCGCGGCGCCCGATCCGTCCTTGATCTGCACCTGAGCGGTCGCCGCCGTCGCCACCGTGCAAACAAGGCGGTGAATATAGTCCCCCGCAGCGCCCGATCCGCCAAGAACATGATTGGTTTGGCTGGCAGCTACGTGTTCATACTGATAGCGATAGGGGTAATTGACGCCGCTCATATCCGTTGCCTTCTCTGGCGCGGCCTGGAGGCCCACATGTCATTCAATGTAGCCGAGTTTTCTTCGCCAACCAACAAAGTATGTGGATTGTGCGTCTTTTTCTCTGAAAACTGGTGTTTATTCCACGAAATCGCCAGCATTCTCATCGCATCTGCCGGATGCGAGCACCAGTTGTGCTTGGGCGTGGGCCTAAAAGCCTTCTTATCCTCATCATATTCACGCTCATACTGCCTCAGAGCCTCAATGCCCTCATAGCACCTCTTTTCGTCAAACCAGCAAATCGGCAAGGTCTTACGAACCGCCTGAATACCGTCCTGAAGGCTCAAATCAGGCACAATCGCCATGTTTTGCAGCCCAAGATACTCCCCAAGCTGCTCAATGATGCTCTTGCCTTCCGCCGCAAGGGTCTTGGCCTTGGCGTCATGCGGCAAAAAGTGCTTCTCGTAGTGATATTTCTTGTCCGTAACGATCTTGGCGAGTTCCTTGATGCCTTTGCCACTCACCGCATGGTAGTCAATCACATGGATTTCGTTGCGTAGCACCTGATACCACCAAATCGCCGTATCATCGCGGTATCCCAAGTCCCAAGCCGTGTATGTCGGAAGGCTCGGATCATAGTCCACCTTGCCAATCCGCTTCTCATCATTGGCAAGCCGCATTTCAAGGCCATAAAACGCGCCCAGG